GCTATAAAGTCATTACAACCTACCCTACAGGGCTTGTTCCATGCACTTTAGACCACCATTTTACGGTCACTGACATCGGAGTTCTGTCCAATGGCTGTAAACACATAGAAGGTGTAGCCACAGGTCCAATGTGGACAACCTTCAATATCTTCAATAAAGACAAGGTGTTAAGTCGGAAGTTCTATTGTTCAGACCAGAGCGTGAACTTAACCGACAACACAACCACGCTCAATAAACTGTAATTTTTTTTGGGGTGGACTCGGAAGGGGGTGCGCACCTCACCGTACTCATGCCCAAATCAAAGGGCAAACAGTTAGCGCGCAATCTATGCAATCTGTCCTATCCCAATTCTAAGTAACCTATGCAAGGTTATAGCGTTATGACAGTGAGAGAGTACCCGTACCCCTATTTAGAATTGATAAGAGCGCACGATGTGCAAACCTATCGTCACTTCATTCTTACCTATTCCCTATCTATATATCTAGTGACTAAGTACCTATACAGTATATGAAATAGACAATAGACCTATATAGACTATAGATGATAGTAGTATAGCTATGCCGATAGTAGCAGACTATCAACATTTAAACAACAATAGAAAAAATTATTTATTAAATTGTTTACTTTATATTGATTAGTAGCGTTATAATGATTACATAGTCTATATGACTATTAAACCTAACTAGGAGCTATACATCATGCAAAACACTTATGGCAATTTTACGCAAGAGAATGACGGTCACTTGAGCGGTCAAGTGCTGCACATCAAATCAATCCGTAATGACGGTAAGTTTACTGTCACTCACTCTTTTGGATCTGGTAAGAAAATCAATAAGATCTATACAAAAGAGCAATTGCAGGATCAGATCGCTAAATTCGATGGCGATATTAAAAACACTATTACATCAAAGTTTTAAACCTAACACCTAACTAGGAGCAATTCAAAATGACAGTACAAGCAAACCGTATCAGTGTTTACGATAGCGTTACTAATAAGATCATCTCTCAACTTGAGGCAGGGATAGCGCCCTGGATCAAACCCTGGAAATCAGGCAGCGTAGGCGGAGCTGATCGTAATATCGTATCTAAAAAAGAGTATTCAGGCGTTAACCGCTTGATTCTAGGTATGTCAGGTTACAACTCACCTATTTGGGGATCATTCAAACAATGGCAGGAAATGGGCGGGAATGTGCGCAAGGGCGAAAAGGGTACGCAAGTGGTTTTTTATTCTCAGGTTACTAAGAGCGAGATCAAGCCTACTGATCTAAATCCTGATAAATCTACCTATGCACTTCTCAAGTCTTATTATGTTTTTAACTTGGATCAGATTGATGGATTAGAAATAAGCAAACCAGAACCAGTGATTAGTGAATTTAATCCAGTGCCAGCTCTAGAGGATCGCATCATTAAGACTGGAGCTCAGATCTCGCATGGGGGAGGCAGGGCATTTTATCGCCCTGGTACTGACAGCATCACTATTCCTGATCGCTCTACCTTTTTAAGTGAGAGCCACTACTACGCCACTGTTTTACATGAGCTCACTCACTGGTCTGGCGCTGAGCATCGTTTAGACCGTACCAAGGGCAAGCGCTTTGCTGATACCGCTTATGCATTTGAGGAGCTGGTTGCTGAAATGGGCGCTGCATTTTTATGCGCTGATTATCAGATTGAGGGCGAATTGCAGCATGCTGATTATATTGGCAACTGGCTGCAATGCTTAAAAAATGACAATAAAGCGATTTTTAACGCTGCTGCGCTTGCTCAAAAGGCAGCTGATTACATCAATTCACTTGATGCAATTTCTAATCAAAATGCAGCATAAAAAGGGGTTAAAAATGAGAAAAGACGATTTTTTACTATCATCCGATTATGACGAAAATGATAAACAGTATTTTTATGTTTACAACTGGCAAACCCTTGAAATACTTAGGAAATTTGACGATCCTGATGCAGCGGAGCAATTTTTTAACGCTATTCCTGATTAAGTAGTTGCAACTTATAAACCCTTAGAAATAGGGGTTTATAGGATTGCAATTAAGCAATCAATACCTAACTAATTGGAGGATTTATGTTTAATGTTTACGGTAAGGGTTTTATCAACGATAAACCCGTAGATCTCAATACAGCGATCAAACTTGCTAGAGGTGAAATCTACCTATCAGATGATGATGAGAAGCGCTGCAGGTTTGATCTGACTACTGGCTGCGCTCAGTTTAAGATCCAGTACGGGTTTAGTTCAGTGTGGATTGAGAGGGTAGCAGCATGAGCGCTCAGGATAAGTACAGCGCTTATCTATATTGGAGCGCTAAGCAAGGTATCACAGCGCTAAGTTATAACGCCTGGCGATCTACAGTTAAACAGGGCAAATTGTGGCAATAGAGCGCTTTACGGGTTTAGTGGTACTCAGGTATCACTTACCCTGTAAAAACGCTGTAGCGCTTGTTTTAAAGTGTTTTAAAGGTATTTAATAGTTTTATCTTACTAACCTAACTAATTTTCGAGGTATTTATGAAAAATAATGATATTTATACAATTGATCGCAAAATCTTTATAAAGAAGAAATATTCCCTCATGCGTGTGCAAGGGGTAATCAGTAAAGATCAGTTAATTGACCTGGCAGCAGTATTTGGTGGTTTGCTACTGGTTTGGTTACTGTTGGCTTTGTAAGAACCCCAAAACCCCATGAACCCCGAGAGAATAAGAACCTTACCCGCCTTACGGTGGGGGATCTCTTTTAAGAGAGTAGCTATAGTTTATCTATGTCGCTTAACTAAAGAGGTGCGGTCCTGTAAAGGTCCTCCAGATACTAGCCGACTTGTTTATTCCCTTTGGTGCTACACCAGACGGGAGGGGTGGGTGATGCCCCCTTGTAATTTGCTTTAATCGTGATTTTGGTAGCATGGTTAAAACGCTTTCAAGCCCCCTTGACAGCAAACCACAAAACCACGACTAAAACAAACTTAAGCGCATTAAACCACAGTTTTTTAAAAGGAGCAACAAAATGAGTAAAGCAGATCAAGATGCAGCAAAATGGCAAGAAATGAACGCCAGGAATCAAGCCCGTAATTTAATTAAAGCGAAGGAGCAAGGCGATGCGTATTACATCAACCAGTTCGGTGAAGTTGTTATCCCCCAAGAAGGAAAACCAGCAGTCATTGTTACAAGGGATGAGCTTTGCGGAAAAACTACACCTGGAGAGAATTAAATTAGCACATAACGCAAATAATGTAGTAAAGTCATAACTGTAGTAATCAAACCCTAACTATTTAATAAGGAATAATCATGGAATATTGCGTTAACTGCAAACACCTAGACCAAGACACTTTACAGTGCTTGTCACCCCAACGCCCTCACGATATGGTGACGGGACTACAAAAGAAAATGACAGCAAACAATAGCCGTAACTTGCCCATAAGCGGATGCGGGGAAGATGCGAAGTGGTTTGCTTTTATTGAAATAGAGGATCTTGACGATCTTTCAGCAATCCCTTTTGGTAAATAACCTAACTAATGGAGTTAATCATGGCAATAAAAAAACCAGTAGGCAGACCAAGTAAGCAAGTATCAGAGTTAGATCGTTTAAAAAACCTGATAGCTCGGCAAGATGATGTTATTGCTCAATTGCAAGATACCCTCAGAGCAGAGGAAAGTAAGACGGGCAAGCTAGGTCAAGAGTTAGAAGATCTAGAAGATGAGATCGACAGTTGGAAAGAGATTGTTAAAACCATTATGGAGGTGGTATGAACGATCAAGCAGATTTTGCACCAGAGATAAGGCGTTCCGCTATCTGGTCGGGTGACAGTCGTAAGGTCGCTAATGGCAAGATGGTAGATGTCATCCTAGAAAAGCAAGGTAAGAAGGAGTTAAAAGACCTCTCAGGCGTGGAAGCAGTGCAGATGGGTCATGTCATGCAGCCTACCATTGGTAAGCTGGCTCAAGATCGTTTAAAGATGGAGTTAAAAGATGCTGACTATAGTATTGCTCACCCTAGCCATGATTGGTTTCGTAGCCATTTTGATTTTATTAGTGCTGATGGCAAAGCTCTTGTAGAGGCTAAAAACTACAATGCTGCCGTTAGAAACAAGTTTGATCCTGATAGCAATAGGATTCCTGATGCGGATTATGCGCAGCTTATCCATGAGGCTGCTTGTCATGGTATTTCAAAGATATATCTTGCCGTCTTATTTGGTGGTCAAGAATTTCATACATTTGAATTTGATATTACAGATCAGGAAAAAGATGACCTTATCCAAAAAATGGCTACAGTGTGGGGTTATTGCCAAGCTAATACCTTACCCCCTGCGGAAACAATTGAGCAAACTAAGATCATTTACCCGTCATCCTCTACTGCGGTGGTTACGGCTACACAGCAAGTTGAGTTGGCTATCGCTCAGTTACGGGATGTCAAGAATCAGATTAAACACCTTGAAGCTACTGAGGAGCAGATTGAAGTCGCTGTCCGAAATCTTATGGGAGAGTGCCAAGAGATTAGAACAGTGGATGGACAGACATTAGTTTCTTGGAAATCCTCTAAAAGTTCTAAGAAGTTCTCAGCATCACTATTCCAGAGTGCCATGCCTGATATTTATGAGCAGTTTGTGGTCGAAACCCCTGGATCTCGGAGGTTCTTAGTCAAATGACAAATAAAAACGATTGGAATTTCAAAGAGATGGCAGTTTTGGATTTTCGCTATAGAGAAGGTGAAAACATAAAGAATTTAGCCAAGTTTTACGGAGTTACGCCAACTAGAGTAAGGCAAGTTCTTGACAAATACTTGAGATGCTTGAGGTATCAAACTACTTGCGTATTGGGAAGGCAAGAAAATGAGCAATATTGATATAGCAGTTTGGATCATGGCTGTAAGTTCAGTCATTGACACTATTTACACACTATCGGAGATTATTCATGTTTAATCCATCAACAAAAATTATGGAGTTACTTTTAAAGCCGTCTGAAGGTTTTGCTTATTGGGGTTTTTTTGATGATTTTCAAAAAGACGATAGCGGGTTTGCTATGGGCAATTGGATTGGTTCTAATGTTCCATTTATGGCTTATGAGGAATTGCAATTAGCAATGATTTTTATTGCGAAACACAATCTAATGAATGACTGGATTGAGTATTCCACTAAACACGCAGAAAAAGCGGAGGAATTATGAGCAATATTGTCAGTTTTAACGAGATGGAGCAGATGGCACAAGCAATAGCCAAGTCTGGTCTGTTTGGTATGAAGGACACCAACAGCGTTCTAGCGTTGATGGCGGTAGCACAGGCGGAAGGTTTACATCCTGCAACAGCAGCTCGTGACTTTCACATCATCCAGGGCAGACCAGCATTAAAAGCTGATGCGATGCTTGCCCGTTTCCAAAATGCAGGTGGCAAAGTCGAATGGAAGGACTACACAGATGAATCAGTTACAGGAGTTTTTTCACACCCCGTCGGGGGTAACCTTGCGGTTACATGGACCATTGGACAAGCTACCAAAATTGGTCTTGTTAAACCAGGAAGCGGATGGCAAAAGTTTCCCAGAGCGATGCTCAGAAGCCGTTGTATTTCAGAGGGGGTTAGATCAGTTTTCCCTGGATCTGTTACGGGGTTCTACTCGCCAGATGAAGTCGAAAACTTCCAAACCGAGACCGTCAAGCCTACCGTATTAAAAGACATGGGGTCAGTCATTCCTAGCGTAGTCGATCTTTCCGCTATTCCTGATGACATTCCCGATATGGCATTGCCGATGTATGTTCCTGGTAACGATGTTCCGTATGCGCATTATGTTTGTAAAGATGATTGGATTGATGGTTTCGCAGAGATGCACGCCAAGATCCATGAATCAAGCAAGATGACACCAGAGGAAAAGTTCTCCAAGATAAAGGCATTTAGAGATGTCAATGAAGCCTATACAAAAACATTTGACGGCAATACTACAGCGAAGTTCTTATCAAAACTCCAAGCAATTAGAAAGGAAATCAACAATGGCTAATGGTCATATCGCCCAGATGGGCAAAGGTGTTCTGTTTCAGAACGAAAAGAAAACCAATGAGCGCTCACCTGATTGGAAGGGTACGCTCTTGCTCTCAGAGGACTATAAAGCGGGTCAAACCCTGAAGATTGCTGGCTGGACTAAGCAAACCCCTAAAGGTAGCCTAATCAGTCTGTCTGAAGATAATTGGAAGCCACAAAACCCTGGCGTTTATCCAAAAGAAGTTAACAGGGTTGATGACGGGGAAGTACCATTTTGAAAACACTAATATTTGCTATTTTTATAAGTTGTCTTTTTGGTAGCCTTTTATCTTATTGCGTTAACTCTTATGCAGCTACTAAGTGTGAGCGTGACTATACAGGTGGTATTTGCTGTTGGGATACCAATACCGAAGGACCATTTAAACCAATTAACTGCTAATGATTCATTTAAACCTACCTTATCCACCCTCAATCAATAATTACTGGATCGCTAGTGGACATCGTAGGTTTATCAGCCAACGGGGAAGGGATTTTAAAAATGATGTGGCAGCTTATTGCAAAGAATACCGAGTATCCAGCTTTGGAGATGCCCCTGTATGGGTTGACATCATCCTTAGACCACGCTCAAAGAAACTTATGGACATTGATAACTGTGTCAAACCAATATTGGATGCACTTATCGGGATCGTATATACAGACGATGTTAGCGTGCAGAGAATCACTATTGAGAGAGGTTTACCAATCAAAGGTGGTGGATGCGTAGTAATGATTGACCGAATGGAAGATCACTCCGCAAGCTCAGATGCGAATTTGGCGTAAATTAGCCAGATAGTTAGGTGGGCTACGGTGAGGGTCTTTTTGAGCAGCTCACCACTATTTATGGGGATAAATATGAAATTGTTATTTTGGCGTAAGACAAAGTGTTACGAAATAGTGAAGGTTTGTAATGATTGCGTGGTTATCAAGGAATTTGTATGACAGTCGCTCAGACCTCGATTAGCGCTTATAAAGAGCATAAAGCCAGTGGCAAAGTAGGCTCACAAGCTAGAGCCATATTGGACTTTATGAATCCTGGTGAGGGGTATTCACGCAGGGAGCTTCATGTTTTAACTGGATTAGAGTTAAGTTCAATTTGCGGTAGGGTCAATGAACTACTAGAGATGGGGATGCTTAAAGAAGGATCTAAGCGCAAATGTATGGTTACTAAAAAGACGATTTCACCTGTTATTAAGGATTCATTGTTTTAATGAAAAATTGCACAAAAGAAGATTTAATTGAGTTTGAGAAAGCGGTAGCAGCTCACTGGGAAGCAGGAGATTTACCTTACCTCATTCATTTATCAGGCGGTAATGAGGATTTCTTGATTGACTTGTTTAAGGAGATTAAAGATGGAGATTGGATTTTCAGCACTCATCGGAATCACCATCACGCTCTATTGGCTGGAATACCCGCAAATGAGCTTATGGCAAGCATTTTGGATGGCGATTCTATGTTTATTTTCGACAATAACCGTCACTTTTTTACTTCGAGCATTTTATCTGGCACTTGCGCTATTGCAACAGGTCTGGCTTACGCTTTAAAAGAAGAAGGCAGCTCTAGTAGGGTCTGGTGTTTCTTAGGTGATGGCGCAGAGGAGCAAGGACACTTCTACGAAGCGGTAATGATGGTCCAAGGACATGATTTACCTTGCACATTCATTATTGAAGATAACAACCGTAGCGTGGATTCAACTTTGGAGGAGCGCTTACCTTATCAGTTTAGGTTTAGGCTGCCAGGGTGCGTAATTCGTAACAACTACGATCCTACTTATCCTCATGCGGGTAACGGTACTAAAAAGCATATTGTTTTTAAGGATGTTAAATGAGCTACAAGGATGAGCTTACTAAAGCCAATATTAAATTAGCCCAGAACCCTCAAGTGCGTTTTATTGGCTATGGTCTTAAAAAAGGCAGAGCATTAGGTACGCTAAAAGAAGTGGCAGATAGTCAGATTATTGAGATGCCTGTAGCAGAGAACTTGATGATGGGGTTTGCAATAGGACTATCACTCAAAGGATACCTTCCAGTGGTCTTTATTGAGCGTATGGACTTCTTAATGAACGCAATGGATGCAATGGTCAACCATTTAGACAAAATAGCCAAAATCTCTCATGGTGAGTTTCATCCAAAAGTCATTATTCGTTGCATTGTGGGTAATACCAAGAAGCCTCTTTATACAGGCGCTACTCATACTCAAGATTTAACTGAGGGAATACGCAAAATGGTCAGTTTTCCTGTGTGGAATATGAAAGATGAGGGTGATATTGAAGTGTTTTATGACCTTGCCAGCAAGACTTTTGATTCCGTAATGTTGGTCGAATATAAGGATTTAGCGTGAAAAGCAATAAATATAGCGATTTTAAGATCTTTCACCATCCAGAAAAGCTGATTTCTTTTGAGGCGGGGAGAGTTACTGCACCTGTGTATGTTCGGGTCAAGCCAATCAACCTTTGTAATCATGGCTGTTTCTTTTGCGTGTATAGCACTGGTTTTAGAGTAAAAGACGGTGGAGAAGAAGAACATATTGTTAGCGGTATGCACGAGGACATGAAGGAAGATGACATCATCCCTAGAGATAAGATGATTGAGATCTTGTATGACCTAGCTAACATGGGTACTAAAGCAATTACCTGGAGTGGTGGTGGAGAGCCATTGATTCACCCAGATATATCAGAGTTCATGCGCCTGACATTAGATCTCAAAATGGACCTTTCCATCATTACTAATGGGCAGAACCTAGTTAAAGAGAAGGCAGAAGTGCTATCTCATGCCAAGTGGGTGCGTGTATCAATGGATTACACCAATGGCGAGGAAATGAAGCGGTTTAGGAATGTGCCAGAAAAGAGCTTTGATAGCATCATTCGCAATTTAAGAGGTTTTGCGGGAATGAAGGATGCGGGATGTGATCTGGCTGTTAATTATATTGTGCATCGCAACAATTACAAAAATCTTGGGGGACTAACACAGTTATTAAAAGATAGCGGTGTTGAAAATGTGCGTTTCAGTCCAATGTATGTACCAGATTTCTACGAATACCATAAACCGATAGCAGAGGAAGTTAATGAACAACTTAAAAACATTCAGAAGATATGCGATGATCGCTTTACTGTTAACAGCACTTATAACATTGCTCCTGGGAGCAGTCATTCTAGTGTTAGAAGCTATCACAAGTGCTTCATTATGCAGACCGTACCCGTCATCGGTGCAGATCTCAATGTATATGCCTGTCATAACAAAGCCTACGATAAGTCAGGCTGCATAGGATCTATCAAGGACACCAGCTTTCACAGGCTATGGTTTAGTCCTGAAACACAAGAATACATGGACAAATTTAACGCTAAAACAACCTGTATGCACGAGTGTTCTAACGACAGAAAGAACATATTGATTAACGAAGTCATTAACGCTAGTACCGACAACTTTATTTAAGGAAAATCATGGCAACTAAGAAGAAGTCAGCACCTAAAGCACCTGTACAACCGATTGTTTTTATTGCCACCCCCATGTATGGCGGTATGTGTGCTGGCTTTTACACTCAGTCGATATTGCAGTCCATTAGCGTACTAAGCCAGGCGGGAGTTCAAACTCAGTTTAGCTTTATGTTTAATGAAAGCCTTATTACTAGGGCTAGAAACGCTTTAGCGCATACCTTCTTGAAGTCCAACTCTACCCATTTGATGTTTATTGATGCAGACATCAAATTCAGACCAGAGGACATTGTAAGAATGATCCAAGCTGATAAAGACATCATCTGCGGTATTTACCCTAAAAAAGAAATTAACTGGAATAGCACCAAGCAAGCAATGGATGCGGGTGTGCCAAATGACCAGTTAAAAAGCTATACAGGCAGCTTTGTAGTCAATTTAGTGGATTATGCAGGTGAGGTCACTGTTCCCATAGATCAACCAGTAGAGATCTTTAATGGCGGTACTGGATTTATGCTGATTAAACGCAAGGTGTTTGAGAAGCTCAAGAAAAAAGTACCTTCTTACACCAATGATGTAGGAGATCTCTCAGGTCAATTAAATCACGCAGAGCAGATCCATGAATACTTTGCTACCTCGATTGAACCTGATAGCAATCGCTTGCTTTCAGAGGATTATCACTTTTGCCGTATTTGGAGATTAGCGGGTGGAAAAGTGTATGCAGCGCCTTGGGCTAACTTAGGACACTTAGGAAGCTACTTGTTTGAAGGACAGCTTACTCCAGCACCTTGATCTTTAACCAGATGCGTTCATGTAACCAATATAGGGCTATCTTAGAAAATAGCTCTATAAAGGCTATGCTGAACGCTAGGTTTACTTGACCTGTCACTATCCAAGATAGAACAA